TGTGGATCTTCTAGATGTTCTTTTGTATATCTTCTTACTTCTTCAACTGCAATCTTTAGAAATTCGTCATTACCCATAATTATTCTCCTTTGTTAATTGCGTTTTCTGCTACTTCTAAGCCTTTAGTTAGTACAGATGGTACGTTGTCTCCGGCTTCCACGAAGTTCTCAATGATGCTTCTTAATTCATTGATAATGAGAGATGCTAATGTAAACCATCCAACATAAGTTGTGATAGTCAAATCGATGTTAATTGTCTGTCCAACCTCAATGAAAATAGAAGATGCAAGAAATGCTACTAGCACCATGAGCCAGTAACCTAACTTTTTCCATACACCTCTGACTCCTTTAGCGGAATTTTCTTTGCCTGTTAATCTAGACTTTCTAATTCCTGTGATGTAGTCAATGATGTTTAATGTCAAAAAGCCTACGAATAAAAACCAATGTGTGCCTAATGCAGCAGTCAATACTGCTACAATAGTGCCTCCGATAGCGTTAATCGCATCCATGTATTTTAATGATGTATCATATAATTTCATATTTTCTTCTCCTTTTTAAGCATATGAATATGTATAAAAACCGCAAATATAAACGTTGTTTATGGTGTTTCTTAGTGAAGTCAAAGTAAAATTACCTTTTGTGACATCGTTGGTTATAGGGTAATATCTGATGACTAGCCCAGCGTCTGTAGCGGGGTTTGCTATGGGAATGAACATATTGCTTTTTGGTTTTTTGTCGGCAGGAAATCCTGTCCACATGTACCCCATAGTATTGCCTCCGATTGGGGCATTCACTAAGCCATCCCAGTTCAGTTCGCAGAGTTTCAACCCGTCGTTATATCGGTATTTCAGTGTGATACCACATGCATTAGTTCCACAAGAGATCCAATCAGACCAACCGATATACTTATGTTGTATTTTCCCATCCTTAAGAACAAGAATCCATGTATCAATCTGATTTTCAGTGTCAAAATCGAATGCATAGCCGTTGTATGACTGCGCTTCAAGAGGCATATCCACTTTTAACTTACCACCTTCTGCCTTGCACCCTACTCCTATCCCTCTACCATCAGCCGAAAAATCAAGCAGTTTAAATGAAGGAGCGATAGCAGCATAAGATGCAACACCATCTGTAGTGAAGTAATCCTTCACAAGCACTCTGAAAGAATAGGCATTGTCTGCGCTGAACTTGCCAGCAGATGATATATATACCTTGTTCTCGCCACTGTATGAATCTGTATAAGTTGCAAGAGTAGTCCATGTTTCACCGTTTTTATACTGGATCATGACAGACTTATCATTTTTATTCGCAACAGGTGCAATTGAAAATGAATAAGTAATCTTAACTGCCGTACCTTCATCGTCTGCTTTGTTAGTCGATACATTCCAACGTTGTGCAGTGACATTCTTAACAGTCGGTGACCACCACTGCGTGACACTGATATTCTTCGAAAGTGCAGCCTTCTGTCCTCTTGAATCTGTAACTGTCGATTTAAGTGTAACTGTGCCAGATGATTTCAACGGCTGAGTTGTAAAGAAACTGTTTGGTCCAGGTATGATCTGTCCATCAATCTCATTGTAATAGTAAGTAATTGAAGCACCGTTCTTCGCCGTTGCTGATACATTACATTTGACTTTCGAAACGCCCTGTATAATTGTTGATGCTCCGAATCTTTTTGCGATTGCAGCATCTTCATTTGTGTATGTGATTCCTGTTACAGTTGGCTCATAGCCCGATGGCAGTACTAAATCCAATCGGCAGTAGTTAGTACCGATGTACTTTCCGGCACGATTGTATGTATCTACCTTGAATGTCATATATGAATATGACGTGTTAGTCATCTTGCTGATCAGTGAAGTCGGTACTGTCCATCTGAATTCATCATTCCACTGATTATCAGCAATCTGTTCAGTCTTATCATAAAAGCTGTACGTGATTACATGTCCGAAATCAGATGATGCCCTAGGTGTCTTGATTGTCACACTGTTTCCAAAATAAACTGATGCTGGAGAACAGTAAGGCTTAGTCGCTCTAGGAATGACATCGCAGTCAACACCACCCGAAGCAGATACACTGCCCACATAACTACCCGAAAGAGTTACTTTCAATTCCTGTGAGAATGAGAAATCAAAATGCTTGCCACCGTTACTGTCATGAGGGATTCTAATATTAGTAACCGTCGCAAGTGTCTTTGTTCCACTTCCTCCAATAGTCACACCGCCCGACCAGATGAGTGCGCCATTTGCCCACATAGAGCCGTATTTAGTAGCATTTGAATTGATATTCCACTTATAATACTTTGTCAGCGTAGCAGTCCATAAATCATAGTTTCCGTCAACATTGACACCTGTTCGTGTCATTGTCATTGTGACATTACCATTGCCGCCACCAAACGAAGCACTGCATGTTGCATATGTTGCCATCAGTCACCACCTACTTTCTTAAAGGTTAAAGATCCATCGCGGTTAACAATGAATCCGAAGTTTCCAATCCTTAATGAACTAGAAACTTCGATGTTTGAGTTATACATTCTGTTATTAGCAAAATACGCTACTTCATCATTGTTCTGAAGAATAGAGTACTTGCTGTTTGTCTGTTTGGTTTTGAATTCAGATTCCTGCTTACCTATCTCTATGCCGTCTGCATTGAATCTGATATAAGTGTTCAGCTGAGTCTGATTGTTTGATACAGTATCAGAAAGAGAACTAAAGTCTTCTTTCTTTACGAATCCCATCTGAATGCTTTCCGTTGTCTGCTGAATAGTAGATACAGTAGAAGCAAGGTTTGCACCGTCAGAGGCACTGTAATAATTCTCTGATACTGTCTGTAAGATGGATGCCTTTGTCTGTTCTATAGACGAAGAAACATTCTTAGTTGCCTGCTGCAGCTGATTGTTCATATTGTTTATTCTGTTGTCGTAATCATCAATGATTGACTTTAGGTCATTTGCAAGCACTGGGGTGGTCGTTGTATATGTTCCATCATCCCATAATATCTTCGACCTAACCCAGTAATAATGCTTGTCAATGTAGTCATCGGGAACGCTTTTCCACCCGTTACTGCTTGCATCGGGCATTTCCGTTGCTGAATCTGATAAGTAATACTCCGGAGTGATTGAGCGAATTCCCTGCCCGTCCTCGCCATCGTTGACTCTCACGAGGGTCATGCTAGCCGATGCCTTAACCATATAATTAACCTTCTAGCTGAGCGCTGAATGTTGCCTTGTTTGTGATATCACCTGCACCGATTGTGTATGTCGCACCTGTTGCTACTGCGGTAGTTCCGCCGTCCTTATACCACTTGATAGCTCCTAATGCAGATAACGCAGAACCAGTCACTTCAACTCCACCTTTATAAACATGAGCAGTTAAAGTTGTAGCAATAGCAGTGTTCTTGAAGATTGTTCCACCGCTTGAGGTGATAGCCATGGTAATAGCATCCTTGCCATTTGTTCCGTTGATTCCGTTTGTACCTTTGTAAGATACAGAATATGATTCAGTATGCTTACCATCCGAATAGTTTACAACAGTCTTTGTCCATAAGTACTGACCATTTGCCACGCTAGGCACTGTAGTACTCCAAGTTCCTGTTGGAGGAGTAGTGCCGCTTGTGCCTGCCTGGTATGTTACAGATGTTGAACTTACAGTAACGCTTGTACCGTTTGAACCATTTGAGCCGTTTGTACCCTTGTAAGAGACTGAGTAGGCTTCTGTTGATTTGCCATCAGAATACCTAACTACTGTCTTAGTCCAAAGGAACTGACCATTAGGTACATTTGGAACAGTAGTGCTCCATTCACCTGTTGGCTTAGTAGTTCCACTTGCACCGACCTGGTAAGTTACAGAAGTAGAACTTACGGTAACACTTGTACCATTCTGACCTGTCTGACCCTTGAATGCGATTGAGTAACTGAATGTCTTGTTGATTGTGATATCACCATTCACAACAATAGGAATAGTGACAGTACCACTCTTAGTTAATGCAGATGTTGCAGTAACTGTGATTGTTGGCATTGGTGACTTACCGTCAGACACTGCTGAAATTCCTGTAGGACATGTGATAGTTCCTACAGTACACGGAACCTGTTCACTACCACATAATGCCATTACCTGTGTAGTAGTTGTCTGTGTACCGTTTACAGAAGTAGTAGTACCTAAGAATGTATAGTTGTCATTAGTTAATACGACGGAATAACCATCGGTTAAGTCGATAACGTCAATCTGATTGACCGCTTTAATTGCCATAATTTTCCTCCTAAATGTTTAATTCGCAGTTGAATACTGCCTTGAATTTAATGTCCTTTGCTGAGATGGTAAACATGAACCCATTATCATTCAGTCTTGAATCATCTAACGGGATCTTGCTGAATTCTGTCTCTCCGTGCCTTTTAATGAGCCACTGCAGATATGCATTATCTCCAAATGTTTCTCTCAGTTTTGAAGAGTTATCAATCACAACTCCGCCCACATAGATATTCACTGTGAATATAGTTGCCACATCGCTGTTCTTGAATGTCGTGCCGTTTGATGATTCTATACACAATAATATAGAATCCTCGCCTTTTGCACCTGTTATACATACTGGTGTACTGTATGTGACAGTATTGTTGATCGTCGTAGCTGTTCTCTGCCATATATAGAATCCAGGACGCCATGTCGGTGCAGTCTCTGACCAACCTGTTTCGGGAGGTGTAACTCCATCGCTCGAACTAGCATATTCGCAAACAAATTTCTTAACAGAACCCTGTGCCTGTTTGATTGCTTCTCCTGCCTTTTCTTCAACTTCTGAAACCCTTAGTGATATCTTCTCATTGGACAGGCTTAATTGCGCCATCTTGTCATTGATGCCTTCCTGTTCCTTTGCGATTATATCGAGTTTCAATGATTCCTGGTCCTGCTGGACCTGCAGCTTTCTGATTCGTGTTCTATTAGATACACGATTCACTGTCTTCTCTTCATTCTTTGTTGTCACACTGCCGTCAACCGTAGACATAGAGAACTGTCCACCTTTGTAATTGACAGTTAGATCAGATACAAAGAAAGTGAATTCATTACTGTTATAATTGACAAGAGCACCAGGAAGAAGGTTATCAATCGATATCATTGTGACATTCTTCACCTGGTTGAAAGTCAATCCTTTAAGTCTGTCATAGATGCTGTCTATAATGCTCTGTTCATCTGCATATAGATTTGCTGAATCAATAAACAGCGTATTGCCTGTTTCGTCGCCTTTAGAAAGAGGATTGAGCCCATTTTCAGCATATACTCTTGTGAGTGTATACACCTCATTCTTCTCATAATCTGTTAAATCCTGTGTAGCAGCAAAGGCAGTCTTTTCAATTGGAACAAATCTAATAGAATCAATTCCCTTTGCATAGACATTAGCCCCAAACAGTTCAGCAATCCACCCAAGATAGTTTCTTATCACAATCGTGTTATCATACCATGATACGCTCTTATCCAGAACGTACTGCGGTATTCCTTCACGAATAATAGAAAGACCAGTCAGACTTTCAATCTCGTCTAGCTGGTCTTTTATAGTGACAGGATAAGACAGTTTAGTATCGTATGCCTTGTCAAGAGAATAGTTGTTGTCATACATCTTGAGAGTGAGTTCCTTGGTGTACTTCTCCGGCTGGTCATACACCTTGAAATATCTTGTATCAGATGCATCATTCTCCTTGACTTCCCAGTACTTGCTGATGTCGATATTGTCAAGAATGCCGTCATAGTTATCGAACTTCATTGTCAATTCAATTGATGGAACGTTGCCTATCATACGGCAGTCAGCAAAAGAGACAGACATCTTATAATCAAGAAGTCTGTCCGTTACATTTGTCTCTCCATATTTTATAAGCATATGATCACACCTCAATCAGAGAGAAAGAGAATGAATCTGCCTTTAGACCAGACTGCACTCTCTTATAATTGTACTTCTTATTTGAAGCATACATCTTCTTGGTTCCTCTGATACCATGATCAGGAATGTAGAGTTCTGCCGTGAACTCTGCCGGAGTGAGTACCTTCAAAATATTCATTACATCTGTAAATGTATTCAACTTATATGTACATGTAATCTTAAGCATGTTAGAACGTATTCTATTTCTTCTTAAGATGCCTGTTGAGACAGGTCTGACACTATCCGAATCTAGATCATTGATTTCTACGCTAATCTCTGAAGGAGTCGGAATAAGTGTTCCGTTTATCTTGATTTTCGCTTCATCTGCCATTTATTCCACCCCCTAATAGTCAAATACAGGCTTGCCTGTGCGTGCTTCATAATCCTTGATATTGTCAATCACCATCTTTGTGATTACTCTACCGTCATCAAGTACTAATTTAATGACATAGGTAGCGCCTGTGCCGTCATTCTGAGGAAGTGATAATCTTTCTGAAATCTTTTCAGCAATCATATCAAGTCCCTGTGTGTTTCTCTGTAATGGTATTACTGCTTCTGTTCCTGCTTCACCAATATTGGCAATAGTGGATGCACTTACGATACCACCTTTTGCGAGTCTAGGAATCCTAGGAATTGAGAATCCTTTTCCACCGACTCCAGGAACCCAGTCAGGAATCTTTATCTTGCCGATACCGCTTAAGAATTTATTGATTCCATCAATCATGAAATTCAATGGAGCCTTGAAGATGTGGCTTAATCCAGAAACAATACTTTCAAATATCTGTCTAACACCAAACCATGCTCTTCTCCAGTTGCCTGAGAATACACCACTGATAAAGCTAGTAAGACCCAAGAAAACAACTTCCAATGAATTAATGATAGGGCCCACGTAGTCTCTGAATGCCTTGACGGCATTCTTAACCGTTTCAAACACATTCTTCCATTTGAAACCGAAAGTTCCTTCCATCCATTCACCTAGATTACGGAAGAATTCTCTGATATTGTTGACTCTTTCGCAGATTGTTTTGTCTGCGCGTTCAATAATTCCCCTAATTGCAGCAAATACCATATCAAATACACCTCTCAATAGTGTTAAGGCCAATTCGAATATAGGTCCTAGAATATCAAGAATCGTACTGAATATAGGCGTAGCAAACTTAAGAAAATCACTTAATAACCCCATTATGCTCTGGAATACATTCTCCCATGCGTTCCACAACGGTTTGAGAACAGTGTCCACAAAATCCATGATGATTCCGCCAACTGTATCAATGATAGGTGCAACAATATTTAGAAATACCTTCTGAACAATAGTGGCGATATTTCCTAGAATGCTTACGATGTCGTCTCTGAAACTCTTACTCTTCTGCCATAAGTCTACCACTGTAGCAATGACTGCCCCAATGATGATATTTACAGGATTCACAGCCATTACAATAGATGCGAATATCTGTGGAAGAATTCCAAATGCACCGCTCAATGCAGTTGCAAGTGATGCCCAACCTGAAAATACTCCTACTGCAAGCTGTATCTGTGTGATAACAGTACCAAGAATTCCGGCAAGAGTAGAAAACAATGATAATCCAGCAATAGCGGAAAGAATGCCAAGAATAAGACCTACATTATCTGCTATGAAAGAGAATAGCCCATCAATGATACTAAGAACCACATTCACTGCACCTAGTACTACAGTCCAGTCAATCGCTTTAGTTATATCTCTCACAATTTTCAGAATCTCATTGATGATCTTCAATATAGAGTTAAATATATTCCATAAATGCTGGATGATTGAATCACCTAGGCCTGCAGTGTTCCATGCATCGGCCAATCCTTGAGAGATATTGCCAATTATCTTGAAGATGTTAGTGAATATCTTCAATATCAGTTCAACAGTCTTTGCGCCCGTGCCATTTTCCCACACTGTATACATTGACTTGCCGATTTCCATAAGAAGATTCTTGACGCCGTTAAATGCATAAACTGCAGCTGCAATCATCGGCGCACCAAACTTATCCCATGACTGCTTTAATGGCTGGAAGAATTCCGCGACCTTCTTCTTGATTTCCTCTAACTGCTTGTCTACTTCTTCAAGAAGCCCTTTCTGTTCTTCTGCACCACTGTCATCCATGCTGAATCCGCCGATATCACCACCCGAACCACCAGCACCGCCCGAGCCACCTGAGTCACCTGAAGACGGATCACTTGAACCATTGCTTGAATTGATGTTATTGATTGCATCGAATCCAGCAAGAGCTCCTTTCAATTCCTTCTTGAGTTTAGAAGCATTACCTGCTGCCTTCTTTAATCCGCTTCCTGTTCCACCTGCGCCTTTAGAAAGCTTCTGTGAACTATTGGAAGCATCGTTCATATTCTTTGCAAGAGCCCCTGTGTTTCCTGCTGCCTTCTTAGCATTGTTTGACACTCCACCAAAAGAAGAACTCAACTTCTTTGACTTGCCGCCAAACAGTGCCGTCAGATACCCAACGGCGACCATAACAACTTTAGTGAATGCAACAACATATGGGACGCATGAGTTAATTGCCTTTGCAATATTAGTAAAGAATCCAGCAATATTAGACTGCCCGATTGTATTCATTACTTCGGACATACATCTAACAATAGCTGTTCTCATATTAGCGATTGATGTAGAAATTCCACCTGTCGCATTTCTTGCCTGTTCCTCAAATGACTGATAGCCGTTAATGCCCTGAGTGTTTAACTGCATAAGAGTATTCATGAACTGGTCCATAGATACAGTTCCGTTTCTTAATGCCTCGCCTAATGCTGAAGCATTGACAAAACCCATGGCCTCAGCCACCTGTTTCATCTGTGCAGGCATTGCAGTCATCGCTGAACGCCATTCAAACATATCAGGTTTACCCTTAGCATATGACTGTGACAACTGTTCAAGTGCTGATTTCTGTATCTCAGAGCTTGCACCACCGGCTAGAATAGCGTTATTTAGTGCAAGGAACATATCTGTTGATCTAGAGATGTTACTGTTCACTGATGTAAATCTCTGTACTGCGCCTGATGCATCGTCTAGGGTTGTTGGGAGGCCAATAAGCTTATTGCTTAGTTTCTGTACAGATGCATTCGCTTGAACACTGCCAACGCCTAGATTCGACATCACACGGCTATAATTGCTAAGAGTATCGACTCTCTTGATTGCAGCATCAACATTCCCTAATATCGTTGATTTAATCAGAGAAGCAATACCAAGACCCGCCACAATATTGCGGATACTCTTGAATGAATTGCCAATTGAGCCTGTGACCTTATCAACATGATTCTTTAGGCCGGTGACTTCATTCTTCACGCTGTTCAGTTCTGATTTCGCTGATTTCGTCTGAGCAGATATTACTATCTGCAGTTCCTCTACCGTCATTCTGCATCACCGCCTTTCTTTTTCTTAGTGCTTCATTATGTCTTCTACTGAAGGCAATACGAGAAGATCTAGCGCTTGCAATCTCTTTTCTTTCCTTCTCTTTTTCAAACTCTTTCTTATCCTCTTCAAAAAGTGAAGGATAGAAGTCCCACAATTGTGCAGGAGTGAATGAATCATCCTTGCCGTTAAGGACAGCAGAAATACAATCCCTTATCTGAAGAGCCTGTATCTGAAGAGATATCGCTTCCTGTCGCACCATTTCTTTTTTCTTTCTTTCATGCGCTGAAATAATATCGTATAGCTCATCTAACGAATAATTCCAAAATGAAAAGGGGTCTACTCCAGCATCAAGCGCTGGATCATAGACCGCCTTGTATATGTAATCTGTAATCAGGATATCTTCTAGAGATTCTTCTTGGCTTCCGCCATTTCCTTTTCCATTTTCGTTTCGAGAGCCCCAGAGAAAAAACCCGATACCTGGAACAATGGAATAAGAACATCACTAAGGAACTCTGTCTGTGAGCCACCTTCATCGATGTATCTATCAAACATATCATTCACATCGCTTCTGTCGATGTTGCTGTTGAATTTCTGAAGACCACCATGTGTGATGTCCAGCATAGTGCATAATGGTGTCATGCCTGTTTCTGTATTAAGAAGGTTGATAAGACTTCCACCATACATCTGTTCTAGTCTAGAGATTTCTCCTGTTGTCAGTTTTAATTTGTATTCTTCTTCACCGATTTTCCAAATAATGAACGGTTTTCTTTTTGCTTTTTCTACCATTTATCTATATCTTCCTTTCTATGCTGCTGCTTCTGCTGGATCAGTAATAGTGAGTTCAGACTGTAATGCGATTGCAACAGTAAATTCAATAGCATCATTGACACCACCGCCCGCTCTTTTAACAGTGACCTGTCCTGAGAATGTAGTTGTAGTGCCGTCCTTCAATGTTTCCTTGAACATTGCGGTAGCCCCTGTTTTTTCTAGTTCCCTCATTAATCTGTATGAAGATGTTGCTTTGCTGTTGTCATACTTGAATGTATATTCAAGGTCTCCAGGGTCTCCGATACCAAACTCATAGACCTTAACTGTATCATCAAGTGAAGAGTTTTCAACTTTTTCTTTTTCAATACCCATGTCAGGAATCTTCTTCAACCCTGGAAGGTCAGTGAAAGTAGTTCCCTTGTTTGTCTTGTCATAAGATAATTTAGCGCCATTTGCTAGCATTATATAATTCCTCCTTATCAGTTACATACCGTGATAGATGTAATCACTATCATAAAATGCTTCATAACTCATTTTCTTGTGTCTAAGTCCTGATGCATCATCAATATCTCTGCATGATACTCTCTTTAGCCCCATTGATGATAATGCCTTATCAACTTTCAAGGCTGTACCCGATGTACTCTTAGTATCCCAGATTTCGATTCTGTAAAGGACATGTGATGTCTGCTCCTTGTCATCCGTCCATTCTGCCACGCTGTTATCTTCCTCAACATACTGAACGGCTGGAAGCTTTGCCCAGTCCTTAGGATAGATATCAGTGACTTCAAGGCCTTCATCTGTCAGAGCCTTATATACTTTATCTTTAATGTTGATCATATGCTTTTAATCCTTATCAATTAACTGGCTGATTACTATACCAGCATCTTTTACTGCTTTCTTTTCAGTCTTCTTTGCTCCCTGGTACATGAATGGCTGTGCAGGCTGTCCATCCGACCTGTAATATCTCTTTCCATCAACCTCGATAACTACCCAATGATAGTTATTTATTGCTTCTTCTGATAGCTTCTCTTCAGGAATCCACCAAGGTTCCATAGTATAAGAAGGATGTGCATATGGAGATATTCCAGCATGGTCTGCTGCACCTTTTCGACCTGTTCCGAATTCGACATATTGGGCATATGCCTTATTTGTATAAACATATCCCTTGTCTCCTTCAACACGTGTCTTAATAGAATTTCTTAATTCACCATTATTTACAGGACACTCAAGAACGCAACCACTTCTGATTGTTTCCGCAGCCTTTCCAAGAACCTGTTCTGGATTCTCAAGAACGACATCTATAGCACGAAGCTTTCTAAATAATTCATTAGCACCATTGAGGCTCATTTAATAATCTTCTCCAGTTCATAGAGATAGTGTCTGTTATATTCCTTCATGCTGATGATCCTATAATCCGGTTCATCGATTGACTGATTATAGACATTCACACCCCACTTTTCAGTGAGTCTGAAATCATCATCCTTATTCTTAGGAAGAATCATATTAAGAATGTAGTTCAGTCTCTCTCCGTACATTTCAGCCTGTAATTTACCGGATGCAGGCCATACTTCAAGCAGCATTGATTTTCTCTTGATCCACTTTTCAGTAGTGACACCTTCACCATCTTTTTCGATGACAGGCTCATATACAGGATAGTTCTTAAGCGCTGAAAGTCTCATTGGTTCCCCTCCGGCTTCTTTTCGTGAACGATTCCTCCTGCACGAATCAGTCTCAAGTTGTTGAGAGTTGAGAGAATATCTTCATAAGTGGAAGACTGAAAAGTAGATGTGATGCCACCTTCTGAATGTGATGATTCTCCGACCATGCCCTCTCTGAAGTATATGGCACATGCTAGATCAGCCACACAGAAATCCATTGCAGTGATGTATACAGTGCGGTTTGTATGTGCAAGAGCACGCTGTTTTGCCATTTCAACATAGATTTTTGCACGCTCCTGACTCGTTCCTGTTCTTTCAGCAACAATCTCAACTAGATCCATAGATTACTCCTCCTGCATCTTAGTGAGAACTGCGACCAGTTCCTTTTTAACAAGACTAGAATATCCGCTAACGCCCTTTTCCTTTGCTATAGTCTTTAACTGGTCAACAGTCATATCGTTGAGGTCCGTCACTTCATTGTTTTCTACAGGAGTATCTTCATCGTTCTTCTTGTCTTCAATGACACGATATCCCTGTTTTGTATAACGCTGAAGGTCATCCTCATGGATGGCCCTTTCAACGTTGATTCTTTTTACAATGATCATTATGCACCAGCTGAGACGTTAGCAATGATTAGGTCAAGCATGTTGTCCTTTTCCCAGCAGTCATGATATCTTCTATAGTCAATCTGCCAAGCATTTGCATCCTGATTAGTATCAGGGTCAAATACTCTTGTCTTGTCCTGTTTAGTAACACCAATAACACTATTGATTGGCGCCATTAAGAAGTTTACATCCTTAGCAGTATCACCTTTTGTATATCCACCTTTGTCTTTTGTTGCTCCAGCATCAACCGTGATAGCTGAATACATTCTGTTCTTTGGTGTAGGAATGAATGTGATTTCATCAAGCTTATAGATGTCTAATGTGATATTTCCAATAGTTAATTTACCTGATGTAAGATTGCTGTTTACCATCTTTTCCTTTAATAATCTTAAAGTATCATATGTAATATGACAGATGATATCACCCTGGTATCCTTTATCACGGATAGTATCCGCTGCCTTTTCTAATTCAGAAAGAATATTCTGTTCAGTCAATGCAGTTGTTAGGATGTTGGCTGATTTCTTTTCTGTAACATCAGAAACAACCTTAGAAATACGGTAAGCATCTACTTCAGGAGCAACATGTAAACGCTGGAATTCTCCCATGACAGTGCCAGCAGATGCCACAAAGTTAGTTTCATTTACATCCATTGCATCAAGAAGGAACTTTCTTCCACGGTCCTGTGTCATTTTGAATGTTTCATATTCAAGAGTAACAGCACCCTGTTTATATCCTTCGTCTCTGTTATAGTCTCCTAAGCCCACTAATGACATCTTAGGGATTTTTACCTCTGCACCACCGTCATACTTAATCTGTCCGGCATTGGCATCCATCCATGATGTAAGAGTGAGATGCTCCATCTGTTTATCTAGTTCAGTCTGAAAAATAGTTGAATACTGTAATGTGTTAATTGCCATGTTCTATACCTCTTTTCTAAAATTTAAGTGCATTCGCGAATGCTTTTCTTGCATTCTCTTCTTCAGCAGTCAATACATTGTTTTTTGCCTTGTCTAAAGGTGCTTTCCCTTTTAATCGGTCATCAACAGACTGCTGAACCGCTCCCTTGAATGCTTTAGAGAGTCTTTTGACAGATTCATTTACGGAATCAGCATCAGTGTAGTCAATGAAGTCAGCCATGCCTGCTGGAACTCCTGCAGCATTAAGCTGTTCCTTGGCAACTGCAGTCAGTTCTCTACGAGTAATTGCTGCTTCTCTATTGTCAAGTTCTTCTTTTCTCTTGTCTTCCTCATACTGCTTCTTTTCATCATCTGTCATCTTTTGAAGCCTTTCGGCTTCCGTATGATCCTTATCCCACTTCTTTCTTGCACGGGCAAGTCTCTTCTGGACGATTCTGTCCACATCGTCTTCTGTGAGGGTTGTTACTTTGGCTTTACCATCTTCAGGTTCACCTGACTGCGCATTATCGGGATTCCCTTCATCGCCTGTATCTTCTTCCCCCTCTTCCCCTTCTTCCGCAAAAAGCTGAAGGTTCAAAGGCATCATATTCTTAATATATTCCATAACTTAATTCCTCCGTTTATAGTCCGTATGACTGTTATATCCATGCACCTTTTAATGTCATATGCACGTTATGGACAGACAGAAAAAAAAGAAGAACATCAACCGCTCTTCTGTCTGCTTCTGTATTTCATCAATGCTTTAGGTTTTCTTTCCTTGGGAGGCGGACAGTACTCTTCATATGTCTCGTGTGAGAGTTTTCCGCATATCATGCACATATATGTCACCTTCTTAACAATGACGTGCCTACGGCTGTCAAAATGACTTTTACAGTCATACTCAAAGTACTGGTGATGATGTGGTTTCAATCCTTCAGCCATATTGTTCTCCTTTCTTGAAATTGAGCAAAATAAAAACCGACTAGATAGTCGGCTTATACGAATGGTAATATGTTTTTCAAGTCTTTCATAAATCGCTTGGCTTTTTCAATAGTTGAATTATCAGTAAGGTATTCTATTCCTTTTGGTGTAATCTCACATTTATCAAGGTTGTATATTTCTATGTTTTCGTCTATATCCTGGTCAATTACTATCCCACTGATATATCCCTCATTTAATAGATTCACAATGACATAAGTCCAGTACTTTCTGTTGATCTGCAGATATTTACTGTCGTGTCTTATGAGTGATGCATCAATATCCTTGCCTTGCTTTAGCTGCATATACAGGTAGGATAGAATCTGATAAACAATTACATGATAATCATCCCTTGCCATGTTGTTCTCCTTCCTTGAGACTGTATAAAAGAAAAAACCGACTATTTGTCGGTTAACTCTATTTTTTCTATTTCATCAGCATAAATCACAATGCAATGAAATCGATTTTTCATTTTTAGATCAATTGATGCTTCTCTAGGAGCGTTATCAATGGAATTATCAAATCCTTCCACAATACCCTCTAAAATTTGTCCATCCTTACAGAATACTTTAACCTCTTGACCTAAACTATTATATAACTCTCTTTCGGTCATTTTTTCTTCACTCCCTTTAATGTAGGAACCATGTGAGTTCCTTTTTCTTTGCTATAATGTATTTTAAACTTATTTGTTGCTATCCAAGTTTTATCGATGCTAAACACATATCCAGTAATTGTATCATCAGTAATAGATTCCGTTTTATCCCAATTACCATTTTTATCACGATTTATAGTACCTTTTCCCGCATGTTTCAAAATACATTTTTGTATTTCTTCCATTGAAGCATCAGCAATATAGCTTTTACCTTCTCTATAATTGTTATGTCCTAAAATATGTTTCCCTTGTTGCCCTTCACGCAACGTCAAATTATAAGATTCAACAATTTCTTTTTGTAATTTGAGGTCTTTATAATTTAACTTTAAATCATTAAATTTATCACCATCATTATACTTCAAATTTTGGAATTTTGATAGTGATAAAGGCATATTTTCATTTCCTAATAAATTGGCATATTCTTTATACTGCTTCTTATCACTAGAATAATTCTTAGCTGACTTCTCAGCAGTGTTAATTGCATCTGCACCATGCTTTTCAACCATTCTCTGATACCACTCTTTATAAGTCTCATCCGCTGGAACTTTCATCCTTTCACCTGTAACAGGGTCCCTTGCAAATCTTTCTAGATTATGCATAGTTTCATCATCAAGATTCATAATAGTTGTAGAACGGCACCATGGGTGCATTGGAGGGGCGTTTACGCCTATCTTCTTATCATTCACCCTGTATACACTTCCGTCTCTCTCACGGCAAATTTGAGACGTTCTAAGGTCTAGTGTTGCAACAAATCTATACTCCTCTATGCCATAATCCTTGTAAGCCTGAAAGTGCGCCTCATTGTGGATGTATGATGATTCGGTTCTTACAAGTCTTCTAGCTTTATTTCTACCTGATAGGAACTGTTCGTTGATTGAGTCGGTCATTTCCTTGTCTGTCTTTCCTGTAAGTGCTCCTATCATGAGCTCCTCTTTTAGTGCATCGGCCACCTTCTGAGTATTGTTCCATACTCTTTCGGAATAGTTCTGACCTGACCATTTCTTTTTCAGAATGGTTTCAAGAGCGCCTTCATCAATAGGGCCTGTCTGAAGATCTAGACCGCTCATTCTTGCAGCTTCATATACTGCATGGTGATAACTGCTTTCATAGACCTTTCGCATTGTCTTCCCTATTGCATCTCTTTCCTTGGATGCAAGGGTATTAATCAGCTTATTAATTGAATTGTTAATATCATCAAGCCTCTTCATACGGTTCTTGTATGCTGGGGCTTCCAATTCTGCTAGCACCTCTCTTTTTTGGGCGCCTGTCTTATTCTTGTATACCTCAAGCAGTTTTTCGAAATTTCTGCTGTCAGCCTCTGAAAGAAGATTAATTGCCTCGTCTCTTGTCAGATGATGCTTTGAAGCGAATCTATTGAATATTCCCTCAATCTGTTTGGCAGTGTAGATTGCAGCCTTGCTATAGATTACGCTCAAATCTTTAGCGCAGTCCTCAGCCAACTGCATATCCTTGTACATGTTCCTTGCTTCTCGCATTTCCCAGTACTTTATGTTTTTGATGTTAGTCATAACAGAGCACTATCATTCCTTGTCTTTGTCATCATCATTATTACCATCTTCCTTGTGATCATCTGTTTCTTCTTCATCTTCTGGAGGAGTATTCTGATTTTCGGTATCAAATAACTGCTTCTGTGTTTCAAGTGCTTCCTTTTTTTCTTTTTTGACTTCTTTCATTTCATCATCAACGTTTGAAACAAAGTCAAGGAGTGCAAGAAGTGTCTTAGTTGATACAACACCTTTAAGATTCGCAATAATCTGTGATAATTCAAGACGGTTCTGTGGGAGTCCTCTTGTAAATACAGGCTCAATCATTGACTGATCAGCAGCAATCGCTTTTAGATTGAGGTAAGTACAGAACATTCTTATACGCTTCTTAAGCCCCTTCTTGTAATATCTCTCTTTTGTCTTGGTGAGAGTCTCAAGTGCTAGAAGCTTATATTGAATAGCAATGCCTGAACTGTTGCCAGCAAAGTTTTCATCTGTCAGATTAGGAACATGAGAAAGTGAATAGATATCTTCCTTTATTGAACGCTTGAGTGTTTCCACCGCATTCTCGTCAAATGTTCTAGTTAGATATTCAGAGCGTGCATCACTAGGAAGTTCCATAACACCGTTCTTACGGATAGCCTGGAGTGCTTTTGTTGCTTCTTCATCGTCATCACCTAAAAGAGCACCATAGACAACAAGCACTGCGTCAATGAACTGCTCCTTATCGTTGATTCTGTCAGAGCATAATGTATTGTATGCGTCAATTAGAGAAATCTGCTGTTCATAGTCTCCAATGCAGTCCATGTTGTTTCTATACTCAATGATAGGGTCCTCACCTAAGAAATGTGGATAAGGCTCACCTAGTTCTGAAAACTCGCCTTTTTCGAATTCCTCATTGCAAGTGATTCCGATTCTTGTGACATAGTTCTCAGTTGTTACTGTTGCGATGATATTGAACCTGTCAGTAGAATCATCTTTTTCAATCGAATAATAAACGCTGAATAGTTCATGCTGTTCAATTGAAGCATCGAAAACTTTGAATGTTGACAATGGGTCAAGTGTCTTGGTCATCAGCTTGCTTTCATGCTCACATAAGTAAACATACTCATAAGCGACACCAGCACGTGACATATTGATGGCATTGCATGAATCTGTATCATCTGTTTCAGCATCAACAAAAGCACCTGTCAGCTTGTCAATATTGCCGTCTTCTGTATTCTTCTTGAATGTGATAGGGTTTGAAAGAAAATAGCCCGTTGCTGTATCTGATATATCTTTAGCATGGTTTACCATGATCTTATTGTTCGGCTGGTTCTTGAACTTCTTTTTCCTGTTCATGATGGCATGCTTACCAAAGTAATAGCCAACATTCTTCAATATCTCAGGAGCACGAATACTATAATGCTTGCTAATGAGACGAAGGATCATGCTTCTGTCTATGTTTGTCTCGTCGAATTCTTCTCGTGGAATCGTGAAAGTATAATACATCTTTTAAAATCTCCTCTTTCCTGCTCTTGCCTTCTTCATAAGGATTTCATTTTCTATAGCATATCTAACCGCATCTATAGTGTGGTTGTTTCTGTCGGGGAACTCCCCTCTAAGGTTGCCGTCTCTATCCATTTCAATTTCATAGTCATTGAATTCACGTGCAGCATTGGGGCATCTAACAGGATCTATAATTATCTTGTCTAAGTCCTGAAGGAACTTTATTCCATTGTCCACACTGTCAGCGCCTTTCTTTGCACCGATGATATTGAGACCTAATAACTTGAATTCATTAATAGTTCTTGGTTCAGCTGAATCAGCAGTGACTAGCTTATTGAGTGGGTTGATCTCTTTTATGAGTTTCACGGCCTTGGCATTTGATAGTCTAGTTCCATATACTTCACCAAAAATAAAAAGACGCCTGCGCGTCTTGTCATAGTTTGCTTTGACATATGCCAATGGGTCACCAGCATAACCAAAGTCCAATCCGTTTTTTAATCTATCGAATACCTGTATTTCCTCGTCGGTTATCTCACGTATATCAAGGTTTGTAAAAACCTCACCGCCTGTACCAGTAACTTCACCTAAATAATCATGACAGTATTTTTTAGGCTTAACTTTTTTCATATGTTCAGCTTCAATTATAAACTGTTCTCCAAGCCATTCAGGAGGCGCCTGTAAGTAAGTTGTGTGAGAGACATATGTATCATCCCTTTTTACTAGAACTTGCCTGTTGCACCAATTTCTTTGTGATTCAGGAGGGTTGAAAGAGTAAAATACACAATACTCATGCCCACCACGAAGAAGTGACTGATTGATATTGGTTATTTTATCGTATGTTTCGAATTCGTCGCATTCTTCATACCATACGTATTTAACATAACCGACAAACACTTTGATAGATTTCAACTTCTTAGGATTGTCAGCACCTTTGAATATTATCTGTTGTCCTGTCGGCCTGTATGTCATCTGTAACTTAGATTCAGGTATATCCCAATCTTCTTCAGCCTTCAGCATGAATATGCCCCATTTAATCTGTTCATAGACTGAGCCCCTTAAAGTGTCCTTTACACGTCTGATAACAACGGCATTACTCATTACACCACGTTTCGCATCTCTCATAATCCCTAAAGGAATTTCTGTACCAATGAAAGAAGACTTTAAGGAACCACGTCCACCCTTGAGCCAGTAATGTGTATATGCATTGGTCTTAACATATTTATGAAGATCATAGAATGCTGGGCCTATAATGTCAGAAAGCTTTGCTCTATTCGATGTCATCTATAATTACTATCTGTCCATTTGACTTGATATCAAGACTACTGCCAGGCTTATTACCGCTTAAGTCTCTAATGAATTCTGCCGCCTTAGTATCGCCCTTCATTGCCTTCTGAACCTGTTTAATGAGTATTGCATCCTGTACAGTCACATTCTTGCCATTCAATGCAGCAAAGTTCTTGATTGTGTCCACATCGGCTATCTTACCGGATTTAAGAGACATGGAAAGAAGCGATGCAAGATTGTCTTTCATTGCCTTCTTTTCTCTTCTTGCCTTGACAGATGCAAGTCCGCCTTTTCGGCCGTTCTCTCTTCTTTCTTCTGGTGTCATGTTTGCGAACTCACTTTTTGCCATTGCTATCACCTGCCTTTCAACGCAAAAAAGCAACCCATTCTTTGAGTTGCTTTTACAAATTAAAATAATAATATAATCATGTTGGAATTGTACCTTACTACATCAGCTCTTACAATAAAAAAAAGGAAAGCGTCACGATTCGAACGTGAGTCTCCTCAGTGGAAAAACCATACATCAAAGTGTAATCAACCTCTATACTACTACTTCCCTTTTTTTCTATTTAACCAAAACTCCTTAACTTTGTCAACCATTCGCCTTTCTTTATCGGTAAGCCTTGCCGCTCCTTTTTTACCGTCATTTTCATTATGAAAATATCCATGATGCGTATGAGGTTGCATCTTATTATGCATATGATTTAAATCAATCTGCTTTGTTCT